AGTATATACATGTTATCACCTTTTTTATTTAATTATACACGTATTTATGATTTTATAATAATTCAATATCACAGTAGCTTTTCTATTACATCATCTAATATTTGTCTCACTCTCATCGAACCTATATTAAAAATATGACCTACTTCTTTATAAAACTTGCCATGACTAATAAGCCACAAAATATTATACTCTTTATCAGTCAATTGAGGTTCTAATATAGTTACAATCTCATTAAAAAGTGTAGTATCCTCTATATTTTCATTATCTTCAACACTGAAAGCTGTATCTTGATTAATTTCAAAAAATTCATTTATATCATCGTCAATAAATGTAGGTGCAACCATACTCACATCTACTTTATCTGTAAATATACCGGGTTCTTTAATCGACATCTTCATCCCATTCGCCTATGTTAATTTCAAAATTACGATTTGTAATTTCTTGTTTGTCAGTAAATAATTTATGATATTTACCCAACATATCTCGAGCACGTAAGCGATCGCTAGGCTTAATAGGTACTTCTATCAATTCAACATATTCATTATAAACTAACTGAATCTTACCATTCTGTGGATTCTCTTTATATTCACCACGTTTAACTACAACTTCCTTTGTTTCAGTCTCATCACCCACTGCTGAATTAGTTAATAGATGCAATAACTCGTTAGCACTTAATACACTTTCGTCAATAACTTTTTTCTTTTGCTCTTGTATATAATCATTGATATGTTTCTTCTTTAACAAGCGACACCCTGTAACGTGTGCAGTTTTAGGTGAATAGCCAGCTGTTATAGCACTTTGAGTAACATTTAATGTTCTTATATATTCATTCACAAAACGCTCTTGTTTAGGTGTTAAATCATTCATATACTCACTCCTTAATATAAATAGTGCCTACCCGTGAGGATAGGCTTTTAGTTCAGTTAACAACTCTATTCTTTCGAGCTATTTCCCGTAAGCTCATACCATCAGTATATTGCTGATGAATATTCTTAGCTCTTGCAGAATTAGTTACACGATTCAAACGTGCATATTCTTGAATAGATTGAGTATCTCTCAATTTTTCTTTTTTATTTTCTTCTTCTACTTGATTATTGATTTCTTCTCCAATACGGTCAACATTTTCCCAATCTTCATCAGTTATAATTACATTACCATCTTCATCGGTACCAGCTATTAAATCAGCTATCACTTTTTTATATAATTCATCTTTTCTATCCATGTTTACGCTCCTTTACAAACTTCATTTTTTGATTTGTACCTACAATTGGCAATTCACTCTTAGAGACATAATACTTTGGTGCATATTCTCTAAAATGAGGTCTTAGATCACTTCTTATTTGGGCATCTTCGTCGAAATTCTCGCGTCTATAAGGAATCGCATAACGTTCGAACTCCTCTTTGTATCGTTTGTTTAAATCATTAATTTCATCGATAATACCGTTGTATTGTTCAATGATTGGTTCAAATTTAGCTATTAGTTCTTGCTTTTCATCCTCATATAACTTGGGTAATTCAGATTGATGTTTAATCAATTCAATAGCTTTTTCTTTTCTAGTTTCATCAAATACTTCTTGTTTAGTAGTAAGACGTTTGTTGATAGCTTTTAATTGCTTTTCCTCTGTATCAGTTGTTTGGTATAACTTATCTGCTTTATCATCTTCACCATTCGCTACTAACTGCTTATATTCCTCTTTATCTGCTTTAATTTTAGCTTGCAAGTCATTACGTTGTTGTTCTAATTCACTAATTGCTTTACGTTGACCAGTAATAAACTGGTTGTATTCTTCAAAATATGCTTCTGTTTTCATTTACACATTCTCCTTATACTAATTTAATTGTTTTTGTTGTCTTTCTCGTTTCAAGCGCTCTTTAATACGTTGCTTACGAGCTTTACCGTCTATCTTACGCTTTTCTTTTTCCAACTTGATTTCTTCTTGCATGGATTGACGTTTGTTATCTTTAGTTGAATTCACTAATTGCAAAATGTCATTACTAATTCGATTTAATAATTCATCATCAATCAAAATACTATCTTTTTGATACCTTTTAATTTGTCGTTGTTCATGATCAGAATATTGAGATAATAATTTATGAAATTGTTTTAAATCATTCTTTGAATGACGTTTATATTTGTGCAACTTATCTCGTTCTTCAATAATAGATAATGCTAAATCTTCTATGTGATTCGACTCATAGGACAACTGCATAGTGTATGGATCAATAAACATTCTCGGATAATGCAGTGCGTACATATCTTCTATTCGTTGTTCCCATTCATCAAATGCTTGCTTTAGGTATGTAGCATTATATTTTGTCTTTAGGTTCTTAACTGCAAATCTTTGTACTAATTCCAAATTACTACACCCTTTTAGATTTCCATTTCTTCAATAGCATCAATACGTGCTTGGCTACCCTCTATTTGACGTTGAATACTATTGATAGCATTACGTCTATCAAGCTCATTCTCAATCATGTAATAGCCTCTGTGTGTCTTACTGTAGTTATATCCGATTGGGTAATGATAGTTCAGTATTAAACTATTGATAGTTAAACGCAACCATCTTTCGTTTGTACGATTAACTGTCATACCTAATTGATTTAAAATATTTGTTTTAGTAATATATTTCTTAGACGTATTTCTTATCACATTGAGTACTTGGCGGTGTTCATCGGGTAAGTTGTACGTCTTTTCTTTTTCTATCATTTTTTGCATCTGTTTCACCTCACTTATTCAATTACTTTATACCTTAATTATACTAAATTTATATGAAATAGCAAACTAATGTTCGTTATTTGAATTTATTTAACTTACTATTAGCATACGTCAAAACATTGTAATAAAAGCTTTAAAAAACACTTTTTTAGTTATAGACAGAAATGCCACAAAAAGAACTAATGTTCGCTTTTACAAACTCGCTCACCCTAGTGTATTTCTACAACAATTAACATTTATTAGCTATATATAGGAGCCACACAACACATGTGACCCCTTATTACCTACTTACTCACACTGTAATAGGATGCTTTCAATTCACTTAACTTACGCTCTAACGTCTTATAGTCGTCTTGTGTCGCATTCTCATCTTGTACAAATTCAGTTACCAACTTCAAGCCTTCAACCAACTCTGATGCCGGTTCATTAATCCCTGTAGCTAACTGATACAATATTTCGATATTACCTATCACATCAGCATTACTAGACTGAACACCCTCAAGTTCTTCAACATTTAATCCACTCTCAATATAAGTGAACATATCTGTGTTGTTACTTTCTGAGAATGTTTGTAGTCCATACATGAAATATTCATCTTCGAATAATTGACTTGCCATCATATCACTAATAGATAGGCGCTTATCATCGTGTATTTCAAAACCGTTATAATATCCCTCAATACTTCTTATTAGCCCCTCTGTGTGCTTACTAGACGCTAATTCAAATGACTTTCTCACTTTGCAATCTTTAATATATACATGACCGAATAGCTTTCCGTTCATCATCACATAAACTATATCAAATGGATCATTATATATTTTAAAAGCGAAGTGGTTATCTCTACTGCTCTCTAGCAACCCTGTATAGCACCTTAATAACGTACCTGCTCTTGTTTCAAATTGATTTGCGATAATTTCTATATTCATATTCATTCACTCCTTATTTAGTCACTCTCAGTAACATCGGTACCCATGAAGGTACTTCAGTTTGTTGCTCATATTCTGGATAACTAATTGCTAATGGTAAATTGGGCACTCGTCCATCCAACAAATAACGCATTACATAACTACTTCTATACACTAGATCTAGTTGTTCACCTTTAACTAACTCAATCAATGCATACATTGTGAGCTTATTCCACCCACTCCAAAATACGATATTCTTATCTATGTCATGAGTTACGCTTGCTTTTCCTTTAAAGTCATAATCTAATTCTTTAAATAAATCTTCTAACTGATAAATAGGAATTTCCTTATGTTCTTTTACATAATCGTACATATACTGTTTAAGTTGCTCTTTTTCCATGTGTAACCTCCTGTTATTTTTATGTCTTATTATTACCATTTGTCACTTGAGCCATAAATTATTTAATAACTGTGTACTATACGTAATTAAATACACAACAATTTTAATTTTTGTGTACCAGTCGACGCATTGATAAGCATAGGGA